CCTTTAAAGATATGTTAGATGTTTCTTGTACACCAGTTGCTTCACCAATAGCACTACCTATTGCAAACATTCCGAAATTAGTATTTCCTACTGCTGGTCTTGCCATTATTTACCCTTTATGCGATTAATTAATCTAATAAGATAACCAATCATTATTCAGCATCTCTTATTGCTATATAGTCTGCTAATTCTGATTCACATTCACTAAGTTGTGTTTCTAAGTTAGCTTTATGTGCTTCACATTGTGATATAGCTTCATCTACTGATTTCACATCAGTAAAGTCTACTACTTCTACATCTTTTCCTGAAGCATCTTTCATTGTTCTTGTATGCTTGATTTCTACCATTTTAGGTGAATCAACTTGTACTTGTTCTTGTACTTTTTCTGCGATTACTTTAGCCATTTAATTTGTCCTCTAATTTGTTTATTTGTTCTTGTTGTTCTTGAACTGCTTTAATTAATACAGCAGTTAATTTTTCATAATCCAAAGTCTTTATTTCTTTATCAAAGTGTTTTTTATCTTTGACAATTTCAGGTATTACTTTTTCTACTTCTTGTGCAATAAATCCTATATCATGTCTATCGTCTTTTTTCCAGTCATATTCTTTTGGATTAAGTTTCATAATGGTATCTAAACCATAATCAATATCTTTAATATTCTTTTTTAATCTTTTATCTGATGGTGTAGTAGAAAAAGCAATAACATCTTGGTCAAAGTGTGCATCTTGACTGCTATCAATTCTTAATGCTTCTGTTCCACCATTTGTATAAAAAGACATAGCATCCCCATTATGAAAATATCTTATCAATCCAGTATATCTACCTGCACCACTATTACTATCTGCAAAGTTTATTTGTGAAAAGTTAGAACTTCCTGCATAGATAGTCATACCATTATTACCACTACCACTACCTACTACAAGATTATCAGCATCTCCATCCCACCCTGTGTTTGTAGTTCCTATTAAGACATTACCTGAATCTAATGCTGTAATTACTGGTGTTCCTGCATTGTTAGCAATATTAAAAGTTGATAAGGGATAACTACCAGTTCCTGCACCATTAACAATTCTCCAAGAATAAGAGCCATTACTTCTATTTAAAGTTATTGTAGGCTCAGCAGGTGATATTTCTATACCTCCATTTACCTCTAACTTTGCACTTGGCGAGTT